GCCTCAAGGGTGAAGGTTGCGCTCATGCCGTGGCCTCCAGCTCCAGCTTGCCCTGGTAGTAGTCCACCCTGGGATGGAGGAACTTCGGGAAGGGGGTCCGGTTGCCGCCGATGATCACGCCCCTTGAGCTTATATCTTCACCACAGGCACCCTTCAGGAGGATGCCGTCCACATAGGTGGTGTCCGCTTGACTATAATTCGCAAGCAGCAGGAACCTGACGTATGCCGTCCCACGTTGGAACAGCCTGTAATCATCGAATGCGGGGCTGTTGACATTATTGATCCCGGTCATCGATGTGATCCTGAGCGTCCATTGTGCGCTCGTGACGTTGTTGCTCAGAAGGCAGTAATTGTAATTACCCCCGGCATAGGTGTTCCCCACGGGTGTGCCAGCGGGAAATGTCGCCGGGACAGGATAGGATGGGCTGAGTGTGAGCCTCCAGTATGATGATGGCGATGTGTCTATGCTGTTGATGAAGCTCACATTGGAGTTCGGCAGATCGCTGTAATCCTCGCTGATGTTGAACTGTATGGCCGTATTCGTAGGGGAACGCCAGGACGAAGACGGCGGGATGATATCGACCACGGTGCTGCCCTGCGATGCAACGGAATACAGGACCGTGTCCACACTCGCACACCTGAAGGCATGATAGGGGCGAATATCGGCCATATTGCTGTTGTAGCAGGCAAGCCCGGCATAGATCCTGGTGTCAACCTTGCCCGTTCTGAGGGCTGCCTGAAGGTGATATTTCAGATCTGTGTCAATGGGGATATATTCACCTGAAGTGATCACATTGCCCGGTCCTGAAGTATAATAGAAACAGCCGTCACCGAAATACGTTGGGGCCGATGCGAAGGTGAACGCAGGGAAATTGTAATTGTTGCCCCTCTCGCCGAACCCGTTCTTGATCAGGTTCTCGCCGATAAGGTGCGAGAAGGAAAGTTCCGTCTTGTTCTCCCACCAGCCGTTGATGGTGGCCGCCTGGGATGGGGTGATGCCCTCCAGGGTCATCTCGAAGACATCGTATGCCGCCCACCGGTAGGAGAACATGGAGGCGTCATACATCCGGTGGTCCGAGCGGTCCATCCGGCGCTTGCGCTTATAATCCCATTTGGGATTGAGAAGGATAGTGGTTGATCCATCGCTCAGATACGCAACGCTCATGCCTTGAATCCCGCAACCTTCAGATCCTTCAGGGCCGGTATCACCTTCTCATAGACGATGTCCTGCCAATCGGCCTTGTCCATCGACCTCAGAGCGTCCAGGTTCGTGGCGTTCTCAAGGATATGCAGGGACAGGCTCTCGATGGTCACACCGCCCGATGCCTGGCCCTCAAGGAACGCTGTCAGGTCTTCGTTCTGCCTCGGAGAGAGGACCCGCTCCCCACGGTCCAGGAGGTAGGTCTGCTCCTTGGGTACGGTGGTCAGGCCGCCGTGGGCGATGCCGGATGCCACGGCCCGGATGTTCGCCACCTGGATGAACCCCTGGGCAAGCGCAGCAGCAGCCGCCACGATGTTCAGGGGGTACGGCCTCACGTCCGCCAGGGCGTTGGATGCCGCCCGATAGGCGTTGATGATGGCCTCGGGCACCGCGATGGCCTGGGCCAGGGCGAACGCCTTCTTGCCGAAGGCCCGGCCTATGGTCTCCATGTTGGTGTAGAACGTCTGCCGGTTCTTGGCCGCGTCATCGTCCCGCTTCTTCTGCAAGTCCTTGTTCTTCTTGTCGTAGATCTGGTCGATCTGGGCCTTGGCGATGGCGTTGCCCTCGTACATCTCCAGCTGCCGCTCGTACCACAGTGAGAGCTTCTCCTCATCGGACAGGACGGCCTCTTCCCATGCCGCATTGACGGCCTCCTGCTGCGCCGCCCTCATCTCGTTCTGCCGTGCGTAGAAGGTCTCGTCCAACAGGAGCATGGCGTCAGAGTGCCCGGTGAAGATCTCGGCCTGCCTGTCGTACCATGCCTGGAGCTGCTCCTCCTCGGAAAGCGTGTACTGCTCATGCATAGAGAGAAGGTTATCGTATGCCGATTGATACGCCTTCTCCTTATCGGACAGTCCGGTGTCCGGGCCTGCTACCGTGGAGCCTTCGCCTTCTTTGCCGCCTTCTGGAATGGGCTGCTTCATGCCCTCCTTGAACTTGTCGATGAACCCGCCCACGGCCTTGGTGGCGCGGCCCATCCCGGCCTCCCAATACTCCGCCACCTCCTTGGCCGACTGATCGGCCACCGATCCAACCGACTCCCCGACATTGGCCATGGTGGTCTGGAACGAACGGGCCTTGGCTATCGGGCCGTCGAAGATGCCCCGGAAGTTCAGGGCCTCCATGAAGTCCGCAGCCTTGCCCGTGATCTTTGCTATGGCCTCAAAGAATGCCTGTACCAAAAGGGCGAGCCCGCCCTTGGTGAGCTCCCAGATGGCATGCACACCACGGAAGGCGTCCACGATCACGCCGCCGGCATAGGCCGTGAACTCCGCTGCCTTCCCGATATACTCCACGGCCACGGTGGCCCACTTGCTGATGGTCTCCCGATTGTCGGCGATGATGTTCGCCATGGAGTTCATGCCCTGGGAGAAGACCGGGAAGAGATCCTCCACGAGCTTGTTCTTGACTCCGGTGACGGCGCCCTTCATCCGGTCCATGGCATCATTGAACTCGGCCGCATTGTCCGCCGCCTCGGTACTGATGACCAGACCGAACTTCTCGGCCTCTTTCCACAGCTCGGCCAGCCCTTCCTTGCCTTCGGTCAGGATAGGGATCATGGTCGCCCCGGACCTGCCGAACAGTTCCTGTGCCAGTGCCGCCCGCTGTGCGCTGCTGTCCAGGGTGGCGAAGCCCTGGGCCAGGTCGGGCATCATCTCTTCGATGTCTCGGACCTTGCCAGATGAATCATAGATGGACACACCCAGGTTATCGAAGGCTTTCTTTGCTATCCCGCCCTCGATGGATGCCTCACCGAGCTTGACCGAGACCATCCTCAAGGAGGTTGCCATCTCCTCCTGGGTTACTCCTGACATCTGGGCCGCATAGTTCATGCGGCTGATGAACTCGGTGGTCATGCCCAGGCGGTTGCTGAGATCGTTCACCTTGTCGTAGGCATCGGCCGCCGAGGTGGTCATCTTCCACAGGGCCACCGATGCCGCAGCGATACCGGCACCAGCAGCAGCCGCCATGGTGCCCAGAGATGGGAGCTTGGAGGTGATGTCTCCGAGGGTGCCGCTGAACTCGTCCTTGAGCTTGATGATGAATTCCAGCTTGTTCGCCATTACCTGATCTTCTCCGCCTGCATCTTCATGTCCTCATCCTGTATGATGCCCAGGATCTCCACGACATGGCTGAATTGTGCCATGATGCCGCCAGGTGAAGGCCATTCAACCCGGTGCCAGAACCCTGTTCTGATGCCCTTGTCTCCGCTCGTCCTGGCCGTCCCACCATCGAAGTGCCACTCATGCGTATGGTGAAACAGCCATATCCAGGTCGCCGCCTCTATTCCTCGGACACGCTCAGAGGATGATCGTCCAAGCTCAAGGTTTCGGACGGCGAGCCTGAGTTTTTTCCCTCTTCCTCCGTGACCATGGACCTGAGGAACACCTCGTTCACGATGTCCTGGGCCAGGTGGATGAGCTTGGCCTCGCCGATGAGCATCTCCGGGGTGACCGGCTGCCCGTTCACGGTGAAGCCCTGGACGTTCCTGACGTGGCCCTGGAACACCCCCAGGCTCTTGGAGATCATCTCCATGGCGTTCTGTGCCGCCTCGTCCTTGTCCTCGATGTTCTTCATGTGAGGCAAGATCAGGCGGAACAGAGGGACGGTGAGCGGGAGCAGTTCCATCGTCACCGTCTGCCCCTTGAACGTGGTCTCGTATGGCTGCCAGCCGATCAGTATATCCATGCGCAGGTTCCTCCTTAATAGCTTGTCTTGGTATTCACCAGGGTGAACGTCACCATGGTGCCGCTGCCTTCGTTGTAGTCCGCCTCCGCCTTCCAGCTCACCTCCACCAGGCCGGGTCCCCCGATGTTGTCCGGGTACTCGGTATAGATCATGGAGGGGATGTCCACGGTGAACACGGCGTTCACGCCAGAGTTGACCGCCTGGCCTGTCACGGTTGCGACCAGCCTCTGGGCCGTCCCTGCCCGGTATGCGTCCAGCTGCGTGTCGGCTTCGAGAATCATGGTGCCGGAGATCTCCAGCTTGCGGACCCCATTTCTCAGGATACGGGCCGGGACCAGGCTGCCGTCCAGGGTGCCCTTGGCCTCCAGGGCATTGTCCCCCTTGATGGTGAGCTGCGAGATCCCGCTCACGGCGTTCCCGCCGAGCGATACTGATACCTGGTTCCAGGTGAACTCGCTGCCGGGGTAGTAGCTGGCCGTGGTCTTGACCGCCTTCTGTGCGTTGCCGCCGATCATGCTCCAGGTGGCCTTGAGCAGCTTCCCATGGGCATAGTCCAGGGTGAAGCCGTTGATGCACTGGTCATAATAGAGCATCCCGGACCCGTTGTCCCGGTAGACCTCCATGGTCAAGGGAGGCAGGGCCGCCTTGGTGTCCCAGTCCGTGGTCCTGGGGTTGAAGGTGTGGGTGTAGTGCGATGTGGTGAGAGCCCCCGATGCAATACCGCACCACCCCTTGAGGAGGTAGCCGATCAGGATGGGGTGGATCTCGGTCACCAGGTCCCCACCGAACTCCTTGAACCCGGCGAACCTGGGGCCTGATTCATAACGTGACCGCATGCCCTCGGCCACGATCCTTGGTATCTTCTCCTGCATGGATTCGGACACGAACGGCGTGTAGACATTCGCCGAAGATACCGTCCCGTATGAGTTCTGAAACTGGAACCCTACATGCCCGCGCTGTCCTACTGCCATGGTCGTTCTCCTTTATCGTTGTATGTCTCAGCCCCGAGCCTGCGCCCTGGCCGTAATCACCGCCGCGTAGTGGTATGCTTCCACGTCCGTGTTCACATCATAGCTGACCTGGAACCCGGTCAGGTGTGATACCGTTCCATCCAGATCCGGATGGTCGTTAAGGATGCCAAGGATCTCTTCCACTGCATCTTCGATATGGTCCTCGGCCTCTGCAGGATCATCATACCGGGCATACTGCACCTCCACGATGACCTCCAGGTCGCAGAGGTATTTTGCCGTGCCGGTCGAGTATGCCTCATAATCCTTCTTTCCCTTGCGGATGCCTATCCAGCCGTTCCCCTGGGCCGCCGTGTTCGGGTCATCGTTCCTGGCGCCGTTGCGCTCGATGGTGTACCCCGCCGTATGCTCCCGGAGCATCTCCTCGACCGCCCTGGTGATGGTGCTCATGTTGATCATGGTTTGAGCGCCCTCCGGATGTGCTCATCAAAGAGCTTCTCGATGGAAGGCCAGATCTCTTCCATGGTGGGAAGGATTCTCCTCTGGGGCATCTTGCTGGTCCCGGTCTCGTGAAAGATGCCGTACTCCACAGCGGAGACAACGGCCACATGGTTCTTGCTCCAGGTGTGTTTCCACTTCATGCGGAGCGTCCCGGTGTCCTGAAGGATGCGGATGGCCCCGGTCTTGTTCCTCCGCCTCATGCGGCTTTCGATGGTCGAGTCGGCCAGAGGCGCCCACCCCCCGACCTTGCCGCCCTCTTCCCTGAAGTTCCTCTGTATCCACCCATCGATGACCGCAGCGGACCTCTTGAAGGACAGCTCGGCGCTGCCCATCCTGGATTTGGCCCTGGCGAGCGTGGCCTGGGCCTCTTTCACTCCGATGACGGTGATGGCGTTGCCGTAGTCCATTATTCCCTCTCGTCCTCCAGTGCCTCCAGGTAGCTGGAAGAGATCATCGTATGGGCGGCCTCGGCGTCCAGCATGGAATGAACCGGGTGGTAGTCCTTGGTGGTGCTCCAGATGTCGGACCCGCCGCCGGTGGCGTAGATGGTCGTGCCGCTCGCCGTGGTGATGTATTCCTTGCCGTCCCTGATGTCCTTGATCCGGCCCATGACCATGTCCATGACGGCCTTCGCCCCCCTCGGGTCCCGCGTGATCATCCCCCTGGCATAGGCCAGGTCGATGGTCAGGTCCGCGATGGTGGGATGAGCCCCATCGAAGGGCACGGTGAAGTGACCGGCCAGTATGCCGTTGATCTGGTTCTCGGCATAGCCGATCATGCCGGAGTTGACCTCGGAAGGGGTGGCGGCCCACTTCGAGGCCGCCGGGTATCTCAGTATCAGGTCATCGTATGTTGCGTATGCCATCTCAGAAGTACCTCTCCTCCATGTGCTCGGTATGTGTGTCCATCATGAGCCATGTAAGATCCTGGATGTCCTTCTTGTTCTGGAACAGGCCCTCGATGGGCCGGGCCGGTAGCTGCGCACCGCCGTTGAGCTTACTGAAGGCCATGTCCACACAGTATTTGATCCCCTGCCCACGGGTCACAAGGTCCACGGCATGGGAGTAATAGATCAGGCCGTCAATGGCCATGCGGAGGTGCTTCGCCTGGATCAGCTCCCGCCACATGTCGATGGCCACCTGTGCGTTCTGCATCATCTCCGGGGTGATCGCCCTTCCCCCGGTCTGCTCGAACAGGTACCGGTTATAGTGGGACAGGTCACGCATCCAGAGGAACTTGCCCAGGAGCCGCTCCGGGTACTTCTCCCGGTCCTTCTGCATCAACGGCCAGTTGCGTGAGAACCGTCCCCGCCGGATCAGCTCGGTGCTGTATCCCGTGTGCATGATGGCGGCGTCCTCGATGACCATGATCTTGCCCAGGCCCTTGTTCATCTCCTGCTCGGGGTGCTCGTGGACGAAGCCGAAGAACCGGATGCCCCTGTGATTCCGGAACAGCCGGACTGGGAGATCGGTCTGGAACAGGGCGGGCGGCTCGACCGCATAGTGATGCTGCTTGATGGCATACCCGTTGTAGCAGTTCGCCTTCATGTACTTGCCCAGGTTCAGGGCGTTCTCGAAGGTCTCGTCCGCATCGAACCACAGGATCCAGTCCATGCTCGCCTGCTCGATGGTGCGGTTCCTGGCCTCATCGAATCCCTGCTCCAGGGGGCTCTTGATCGTGAAGCACTTCGCCCCGAACGCCTCGCACACCTCACGGGTCCGGTCCGTGGTCTTCTCATCGATGCCGACAATGATCTCGTCCGCAACGTCCTGGATGGACTTCAGAGCACGGCCTATGGAGTATTCCTCGTTGTATGCGATCATGCAGACCGAGAGGGTCTCATAGGGTGCCTGCTGCGCGAGCTTGCGCTCGTAGTCGATGGGTCGACTCTGGTCGGTGCCGCTGAACATGAACACGAAATGCCCAAAGATGTCTTTCCACGGCACGGCCATGAGCTTGAAGCCGTCCATGTGGCCGAACATCTCGATGAGATCCTGCCGCTCGAAGTGGTGAAGGTGAGCCCTCCACCCTGGATGATCCTTGTACCCGATGGCCTCCCAGGGACCGTATGGGGTGGTGCCGATGAACGTCCCGCCGGGGTTCAGGTGCTTGATCAGCTCGTCCGCGTACTCGTTCGGGTTCGGCACATGCTCCAGGACCTCCGAGCAGAGGATACAGTCGAAGGTCATATCGGGCCGGGCCTTGAGGTCTTCGAGGGACCCGCAGAGGAACTTCGTCTGATCCCTGAACCCGGACTGCGCCGCCCACGATTCGGCCTTCTCGATGTTGCTCTGATCGATGTCGATCCCGGTGATCTGCATGGACCCCTTCGGCACCCTGGCCAGGATGTTCATGACGTAGTGGCCATGGGCGCACCCGAAGTCCAACACGGTCTTGGGGTTCGCCCCCAGAACAGCACCGAGGACGGCCTCGAACCGGGGATTCCCCTGGAGGTTCTCCGGGCCGTAGTTCACGCCACGGTTCTTCTCATATTCGTAGTACCGGGCATAGTGGCCGGCATAGTCCCCGGTCTTGTAGAACGCATAGTTCTTGTCGAAGTCCTTGATGTACTGCGTCAGGTCGCCCTTGTCCGCCGCCACGATGTCGCTCATCTGCTCGAAGTGGACGGCGAGCCTGACCGGGTCGGAGGACTTCTTCGCCAGCTCGTCCCTGAAGACCTGGTCCCACTGGATGGCCGCAGACTCCCAGGTCTGCCGCTTCGCCAGGGCCTTCTTCTGGATGGTGTTGTAGAGGGTGGGCTGCGACAGGACACGGCGGACCGCCTTGGCGAATTCCTGCTTGTCCACGGCCCCGTTCTTCAGGGGAAGGAGGACCGCCCCGGCATCCTTCATGGTCTCGGGTACCGCCGACCACTCGGACCCGATCAGGGGAAGACCGGCGGCGTTCGCCTCAAGGGCTGCGATGCAGCTCGTATCCTCGAACACGGTCGGGTAGACGTAGAGCTGCGCCTTGCTCATGGCCTCATAGAGCTGCCGCTTGCCGAGGTGGCCCAGGTTCGTGACGTTCGGGAGTTCCTCGCACCGCTGCCAGAGGTACCGGTAATACTCCGCCATCTCCGCCGTGGTGTTGTTGTACCCGCACACATAGAGGTGGCAGTCGGGCAGCATGGCCATAATGGGGTTGTCAGATCCCACGAGGTTTTCCAGGCCACGCTCCGGCCTCGCCATATAGAACAGGCTCCGGGGTTCCCGCACGTTGCCATCGAGGCCCTCGAACATCTCATAATCGACCCCGTTCCAGGTGGCGATGATTGACTCGGCGGGGATGTCGTAGACCTTGGAGACCTGGGCCTTGTGCCAGTTGCTCACCGTGAAGATCTTGTCGATGTTCACGAGGTGCTGCTGAACCACGCCAGCCATGCGGTACATCGCCAGGTCATGGAGCCACCAGATGGTGAGCTTGGCATTGACCGGACGGACGAACGCATGGGGGTGCCTCTGGATGATGCAGACATCGAAGGGTGCCGCCATGACCATGTGGAAGCGGTCACCGAGGGGATAGTCCGCCGAGGGGGTGCCGAGCCACTCGTAGAGGACTCCGTCCCACCACTGGCCCACGACATCTCCCTGTGCGTTCTTGTGGGCATGATTCGTGAACACGGTCACATGGTGCCCGAGCTTCACGAGTTCCTTCGCCATGTAGTAGGCCGCTGATTCGGACCCGCCGAGTGACTGACCGGATGGGATGGTGTCGCCGTTGAACGGCATCCCTGCGCAGTGAATTGCTATATACATCGATCCTCCTTACTTGGGGGGTGTGTAGGGGAGCATGCTCCTGGGTGTCGCTCCGTCCAGAATGTCGAGAAGCCGCTCTCTGGTGGCGTCCTTGGGGTAGGGAACGCCGAGGCCATCGAGCAGCGCCATCAACTCCTTGGGCTTCATCTTCTCCTTGCGGTTGCTCGGATGAAGCCCGTACCGCTTCGCATCGTTCGTCAACTTGTACCTCCTGAAAAAGTGGGGGGAGAGGAGGTGCTCCCCCCACTGCCCGGTTGACTCTCAGCCTGCGCTACTGAGAGGACCCCACGCCTACGATGAGGACCCCACGCCTACGATGAGGACCCCACGCCTACGATCAAGAAGCCCAGCGTCTTCGCCGTGATCTTCTCGTCCTGATAGTAGCCGAGCTGGACTTCCTCGGCCTTGTTCCTGGGCAGATCGAAGACTTCCGCCGTCATGTTCATGCCGGGGACTGCATCCCACCGGAAGCTGTACATGAAGGAGGGTTCGGTCTTGGACGCCGCCATTGGTGCGTAATACACCAGCACCTGGTCGTTCCAGATCCTGGCCAGCGAGGCCGCCTGCCCCTCGTCTGCGGAGTTGTAGTACGCCCCGCCCACGAGAGCCCGCTCGACCTCGAACAGCGTCTTGACGTTCTCCAGGGTGACCACCCGGCCGCCCGATGCAGCTCCGGCCGTTCCGAAGATGCAGTCCTTCACTTCCTGGTGCTGCCGGAAAAGGTGCCATGCGTACCGTCCGAACAGGATGGAATTCGGTCTCACGCCGGTAAGCCCTTCCACGTTCAGGATAGCCGTGTTGATGCACCCGAGCGGGTCGGAGTAGTTCTGCCGCTTATCGGTCCAGCCCGAGTCAACGGAGTCGTAAGACCCGCAGTTGGAGCCGGAGGTGACCATCAGGGCAACCCTGCGCTCCCAATCGAGGTACAGCTTGGACTTGATGAACTCCGCCCGTGCCTGCCGCTCCAGGAAGATCGCCCCCGCATCGACATTCTTGATGTCCTCGTAAGGGATGCGATCCTTGAATGCGTAGTTCTTGGCGAAGTAGGTCCCGGAGCTGACGGACCTCTCGATCACGTTCGCCTCAGCACCCGGTGCCCTTTTGGAATCCTCCACCCGGTACGCATCAGCGATGTCCCAGATGTAGTATCCGTCTGACTGCTTGTTGACTCCCACCATGGGAGCGATCTGATCCGCGATGAAACCCCTGGGGTTGTATGCGATGGCCACCTGGGAGAGGGGCACATCGATATGGACATCATGTCCGGTGAATCCGCCGCCTGCCATAGTATGGTTCTCCTTTCGTGTCGTGATGTGGTTACGATGCGGCAGTTGCCGAATCGACACCGAAGAATGAGGGGAAGCTGAATATGCCCATGCCGATGGACCCGGAGGTCACGGTGTTGAGGGCCTCGCCCTTGATCAGGTCGCCAGAGGCGGCCTTGATCATCGTGGAGTTCGAGTCCACGGCGAGCTTGTTCCCCTGCGTGATGGCACCGCCTGCCCGGTACTTCATGAGGCCGACATAGCCGACAAGGGCCGCCTCCCCGGTCTTGGGCTTGTTCTGCAAGATGCCGCAGGCCTCATGCCCGTTGATGGCCCGGTTGCCGTCATGGAGCGCCACCACATAATACTGGAGGCCCGACAGGTCGGAACCAGCCGTGATGGTGGCTGAAAGAAAGTCGCCTTTTATCGCCATGTTTCAGATTCTCCTTTCAGGTTGTTAAGCGGTCCAGGATGTGGCCTTGTATCCGCCCTGCCCGTAGAACATGAGGTTCCCGGTGGTCCCGCTTGCGATGGCAGAGATGGCCTTCGCCACGATCATGCCGCCAGATCCCACCGATGGTGTGAAATAGCCGCTCGTGGTGACCGTGAGGTTCTGCCCCGCCGAGGTCGGAGCCCCGACCCTGCCAGCACCGATTCCAAGCAAGAGGAAGTTGGTCGTGCCGCCGGATGATACGGTGTTCTGGGCCACAGCGTCCGCATCGTACCCGTTGGCCGCCACGGCCCCGGCGTAGAGGTCGGTCGCATACCCGGCCCCGATGGCGTCCTTGGCAGCGATGTTCGCCGTGAACCCCTGGGGCGTGTAGTCGGCGCTCGGGAACCAGAAGATCCCCGTGCCGAGGGAACCGGATGTCACGTTCGCCTTGACCTCGCCCACGATGATGTCGCCCGGATCGAGGGAATCGGCTTTCATGAACCACCCGCTGGTGGTCACGGTGACCTTGTCTCCGGCGGTGAGGGCCTGCCCTGCGGCGAATATCATCTCCCCGCCGTAGCCGAGCTCAAGATGCTCGCCCGACTTCGGCTTGTTGAGAAGGATGCCGCTCGCTTCCTCGCCGTTCACGGCCAGCTTGCCATCGTTCAGGGCAATGGCATGGTAGCGGTAGCCGTCAGCGTAGAGATCCTCTCCGGCGGTGAGGGTGGTAATGAGAACTTTGTTTTCAGTCGCCATGCGTCACCCCCCTACTCTTCGTCAGACGCGCCGGTGTTGGTGGACGCCTTCATGTAGCGGTCGAAGAGCTCCTTGTCCGCGTTGAACACGGCCTTGTAAGCCTCGCCCAGGGATGCCTTCGGGTTCTCCTTCTGGTAGGCTTTCGCCTTCTCCTCGGCCTCGGTGAAGACATGTTTCTCGCCCTCGTCCTTCTTCTTGTCGCTCGTGCCCTTCTCGTCGAAGGAGATGACGGCCTTCTCGAAGGTCTTGAGCGCCTCGATGACGGTGGAGACCGGGATGGAGTAGCCGGAGTCCTCGGAGTACGAGTGCTTGCCGAAGTCGGTCAGGATGTCCCGGCATGCGGGGGTGAGCTTGCCAGCGGTGACCAGGCCCTCGCAGAACGCCTTGAGGTCGGTCTCCTGGGCGGCCTTCTTGCCGTCCGAGAGTGTCTTCTTCAGGCTGTCCAGCTCGGCCTTGTAGGTCTTGGATGCAGCCGCCTCCGGGGTGAGTTCGGCGATCTTGCTCTCGAGGTCGGCGATCTTGTCCGTGAATATCTTCTTTTCCTTTTCGTCCATGATATGGGTATCTCCTTTATCGTGGGAGTTTATTTGGTTCCCGCCCTCGTCCATCTCCCAGGAATGGCAGGCGATACGGTCAAACGATGCGTCACGCATGGATTGACTGAGGTATGCCTCCAGGTCCGCGAGGGTAGACACGGCGGGGATATCCGCTCCGAGGAGGGCGAGACCGGCGAAGACCTTATCGAACACCTTCCCGCCCTGCTTGTAGTTCCAGTAGATCTCCGAGCTCACCCTCTTGTACCGACCGGACCGGATGGCCTTGTAAACCAGATCCGGCACCTGGGTGAGGGTGGCGATCAATTTGTCCTTGACGCACCGCAGGGACTTGACCCACCCGAGGGCAGGCTGACCGTCCTGCATGATCTCCTTGAGCTGCTTCTCGTTGTGGCCGAGTTTCACCGGGGGTTTGACGGTTTCCCCCAGGGCCTGGAAGTTGGCGACCATGGCCTGGAGATCTTCCACGGTGTACTTGTCGCCGTTCCATGTCCCGGCGGCGAATGCCTCAACATCGAATTCATGGAGCTTCGGTTCGTCTGCCATTCTCTGATGCCTCCATGTGGAAAGAAAAAGGCCGTGCAGTGTGCGGCCCGCACGGCCTTGTCTTTCCTTTTACCTGTCCGGGTTGATCAGACCCGGTGACAGCTTCTTATGTTATAAACGTATCAGGTCATGATTTCCTTACATGGCCACCTGGTGATGGCATCCCTCGCACAAGGCGAAGGGTGATGCCTCGATGGTGTCGAGCTGGTCATGGACGGTTCCCAGGATGCCGGTACCGAAGGCATCAATACAGCACCGGGTGACATTTCCGTCACTCATGACCATGACCTGGCCCCTGCCTAGCCACGGGCATGGCCCGGCGTTGTAGACCGGCTTGAACCAATCCACCTGCCCCGCCCAATTATTCGGCTGCGTGATGTAGTCGAAGCTGAGATTCCCGCAGATCCCCACGGCCTGGAAGATCCTGATGGCCTTGGCCGTCCTGAAAGCGTCATGCCCGGTAATGTCGATGTGATCGATCCCCGCCGTCTTCAGTCTCCTGGCATAGTCCAGCTCGCCCTCGGTGAGCAGGGTCGTGGTGATGTCTATCCAGTGGCCGTTCGTGTTGATGTGGACCGGCAGGCGCAGGGGCATGACCGCCCTGGCCTTGGAGATCATCTCCGGAAGAAGGGGGTTGAGCGTAGGCTCGCCCACGCCGAACAGGTTGAGCTCCCTCTGGGTTCCCTTCACCGAGAAGTGGCGGACCCACAGGAGGGCAGCATCGAAGGTCTCCATATCCATGAGGCCGGTCGTGCGGTGCTTGCCCTGATCCTTGGCCGGGCAGTACGGGCATCTCCGGTCACACAGGGAAGAGGTCTCGATGGAGTTGATGGTGGAGATCTTCATGCCTCCACCTCCTCCCGGATCTCTTCCGGTATTATCTGGTGACAGGTCTTGCAGAGGGAATAAGCCTTGATCGGCCGCTCCAGTAGATCATCATCGAACACGGTCCCGTACTGCCCGAGGCCCCGGTAGTCATAGCAGCAGGGACTTACCCCGCCCTCTCTCTGGATGTACCCCCGGCCCTCGATGAGAGGGTCGCACCTGGTGGTGAAGACCATGTCGATGCTGTTGTGCTCCTCGAGCTGCCCGGCCCAATTATGGGACATGACGATGGACCCCATATTGATGATCCCCGTGAGCTGCGCCTTCATCATGGCGATGGCCGCTTTCCGTGCATGGAAGGGCGAGTGGGGCGAGAGTTCGCACTGGTCGATCCCGGCATCCCGGATCTTGCAAGCCATCTCATAGGTCATGTGGGTGCCGTTCGTGCACATGCAGACCCGGCGCTCCCCCATGATGTCCTTGACCCTTCGGATCCTGGCCGGAAGGTCCGGGTCCAGGAGGCTCTCGCCGTTGCCGTTGAGGTTCACTTCGGCCTGGGTGCCGAGGTCGCACAGCATCTGGAGCCAGTAGAGGGACCGATCGAAGGTGGCCTCATCCATGATGCCATATTCCCGGCCGTGCTTGTGCATGAGGCGGTTGACGCAGTACGGACAGGCCAGGGAACAGGCGTTCGACAGCTCGATGGTGGTGATGGTGCGCAGGGTGATCATAGGGCCTCCTCCTGGGTTACATGAACCCCTTCTGTGGTTTGACATCCGCTGGTATGGTGTCCTCCTTGCCGTTCCACTCGTCCACCGTGGTGACCGGGATCAGGAGGGATCGACACATAAAATGATTTGGGGGTTGTAAACTCCCGAAATCACGTTGTATTTTTCCATCTAAGGCCTCGCAGACCTCGGATGTCCGGTCATCGAGGATGGCGCTGTATTCGAACGCCTCCACAAACCCCCGCATGTCGGGATCGGTGAACAGTGCCTGCCGTGCCTCGTTCCAGGCATAGGCCGTGTTCGTGCGCACGATGTTCTCCAACCGGGCCGGTACGTTCACCGGTCGGCCGGCAGCGTCCACGTCCGGCAGGTATCCGACCAGCTCGGTGTCTTCCCTGAGTTCCTTCATGGTCGTACCCAGGGCCTTGTCGTACCGGATGCCGTTCTCCAGGACGGTCTGGGTGGCGTTCAGGACCCTCTGCTCGATCACCCCGGTGATCTTCATGGCCCTGGAGGAGAGGAACTTCTCCGCCTTCGTCTTGTCCATGCCGGGGCGGTACTTCGGGGCGGCCTTCATCTTCTTCTTCGGCAGCTCCTTCTTGGCCTGCTCGTAGGATGTGTCCAGGGTTTCCTGCAGGTTCTTCCGCAGGGTCTTCCTGATGGCCGAGAGGATGCCCGATGGAATCTTGACCCCCTCGATCTCCTTCGGGTCCACGTTGCCCATGGACCTGTCCCCCACGATCTTGGCGATCTGTTTCTCGATGGAGATCCTGGCCTGTGCCAGGAGGTCGTTCAGGTCATCGGTCAGGGCCTGGTCGCCCCGGTCCATCTCCTTCTTGATGGCCGTGAAGTTCACCCGGCGCATCCAGGGGCGGGCCGCGAACATCTTCCGGACGTGCGCCTTCTTCTCCTCGTCCGGGATCTCCTCTATGATGTCCTCGTTGTCGGGTTCCTCTTCTTCTGAGCCCTGCCCGTTGATGGGGAAGATCTCACCCTCGCCGGGTATGGGGTCCTCCGGTTCCTCCTCTTCGGCCTTCTCGGGGAATCCCACGAGCCGCCTGATGTACGCCTCGTCCGTGTCGGACTTGGTGACCGCGCCCTTGCTCACGAGGTCGGACCACATTGCCGCGATCTTGCCTTTCCGGTCCTCGCTCATCTCCTCCCACCTGAAGGCCGGGAAGTCCTCGGTGCCGAAGTTCCACAGGGCCAGGTCGCGGAACAGCTGCTCATTCAGCGCCTCGGCCAGGCAGTTGCCGATATGCTCCAGCACGAACATGAACGCATCGAACTGCGTCTGACTCTGGGAGTATGATCCCACGCTATCCTGTTCGGAGATCCCCAGGAGGTTGGGCACCAGGAGGGACTTGCTGATCGCCTTGTCATGGCTGGCGATGGCGTCCCGGTAGGCCGTGGTGGTGTGGGGCTGCATCTGGGTGATGTCCACGGTGTCCGGGGTGATGATGCCGGTCGATGCCGTGATATTGGCGATGGTCTTCTGGAGGTCCGCCTTCTGTGCATCGGAGAGATTCCCGGTCACCTTGGCGTGGTTGAACCCACCGGCCATGCGCTCAAGGAAGATGTTCCAGAATTTGATGGTGATGTCTTTCGACCACCAGGCCCGGTAGCAAGCCCTCAGGTCGGACTCGCCGAAGACCCGGTCACGGTCAGGCTGGTAGACGAAGTGGATCACCTTGTCCAGGGGCAGCTCCACCTTCATGGCCCCGGATACCTGCTCGATCTTCTCGATGTTCCCGTGCGCATCCGTGGTGATGCCGGTATTGAACGACTCGAAGGGCCTGGTCTTGAGGTCCCTGATGCCCCACATGGCCCTGCCATCCCAGGTGAACGGCTCGAAGACCTTCTCCGTGATGCTGTATCCGTTCTCCATGGCGGAGAGGATCTCGATGAGCTTATCGGTCCAGGACCCCCTCAGGTGGGAGATCACGGCCTCGAAGAAGTCGGCCATCTCCTCGTGCTGCGGATCCGGGTTGCCCTCCTCGTTCTCCTTCACATCGAAGTAGTAGCTCCGGCTGATGACGCTGTACTGCTTGAACCGCAGGCATGCCTTGACCTGATCGTCCATCATCATGCGGCGATAGACCTTGTATCCCTTGTTCTGCATGAGCTCGTCCGGGTTGTACCGGGACCATGAACCCGTGCCGTACAGGTTCGATATGGCGAAGCCGATCTCGCCCGGCTTCAGTGCCTTGGGTTTCTCTTCGGAGGCTGGCGCAGGAGCCGCATTGTCTTTCCGTCTGAAGATGTCCAGGATGTTCTTCATTCTACCAGTCCCCTTTGCTCGCTATGGATTCGCCCACGATCATGGAGCCGGTCCAGGAGGCTCCGCCCTTGTTCCTGAGATAGTCCAGCGCCTGGGTCATGGCATCGATCTGGTCATCGTGCTCGCCAGCCGGAAACTGCATGCACTCGTCAAGGAACGGTTGCAGCCATTCAGATCCTTCCAGGAGGTAGACCTTCCCCGCCTCGATGGTCGGGGATACGGCGGATGCCCGTGCGATCTTGTCCCGGTCAGGCTTCACCGGGATGATCGGGATGGTGGTCTTCCGCAGCTCCTGGATCAGACTCTGGCCGCTGGCCGCATCCTCCACCAGGACCGCCGAGGGTTTCTCTCTCTCGTAGAGGCTCACGGCGATGCGCTTGAGGTCCGGGAAGGCCACTTTACCCCGCCACACATGGGAGAGCATGTATCCGGCCTCTGTCTGGAGCCATGTCTCACAGACGGAGTAGTCGTTCTCCTTGCCCTCCTTGAAAGCCGTGTCCCAGGATTGGATCTTCGCCAGGGTGAACGGCTCGGCCGGAAGGTAGTTGAACCAATCGATCTTGATGATGCCCCCGCCCTTCGGTGAGGGCCTCTGCTGCAACTGAGCCGCCGCCCGGTACGTCCCGAGCTTCTCCTTGAGGATGTCGATGTCCTCGCCCCTGAACTTGTCCGGCCAGAGCAGCTCGCCCTCTTCCTTCCTGGGGTCTTCCCACCCGATGGAGGTCACGCACCTGTTGCCGGGCTCGAACTCGGCGGGAAGGTTCAGGTGGACCCAATCCTCCTGGTTCAGCACATGGCCGATCAGGTCCCGGTAGTGGGTCCGCTGGCACACGATCACATAGGCTCCGGTCCTCGCATCGTTGAGCCTGGTGGACATGGCGCCGTCCCACCAGTCGATACATGCCTGGCGCTGTATATCGCTCTCGACCTCGATGGCGTTGTGCGGGTCATCGATCACGATGATGTCGCCGCCCTCGCCCGTGTTCGCCCCGCCCACCGAGGTGCTGATCCTGTACCCCTGGTGGTCGTTCTCGAAGCGTATCTTGGTGTTCTGGTCCGAGGTCAGGGCGAACCTGTCAGCCCACCATGCCTGGTACTGAGGGCATTCAATGAGCCGCCTGCACTTCACCGAGTCACGTATGGCGAGGTTAGCCGCATACGAGCTGAAGAGGAACCTGGCATCCGGCCTGGAGATCCACGACCAGGCGGGCCAGGCAACCGACACGCCGATGGACTTCATGTGCCTGGGCGGCATGGTGATGAGGAGCCGCCTGATCTCGCCTCTGGTTACCGCCTCCAGGTGCTCACAGATAGCGGCGATGTGCCACCCGCCCACATACGGGGAGGGGTCGATATACCGCCACAAGGCCCTGATGAAGAACGCGAGATCCTTCTCGGCCAGGGCCTTGTCTATGTCGCTCTTGTCGCCCGGCCTAATCCTTGGCGTAGAGCTTCTCGTAGAGTTCATGGAGCTGTTTAAGTTCATCCTTGCTCAGTTTGGAATAATCCGGCTTCTTGTCCTCGGTCTGTATGGGTCCGCCGTCCGGGCCTGAGTGCTCGTTGCGGACGGTCTCAATCCACCCCCGGTGCTTGCCCTGGCACTTCAGGTAGAAGCAGATGGCGTAGTGCTCGCCCTTCTTCACGTCCGCCCATAGCTTATCCTCCACCATGTCGAGGCTGAGTTCTCGGATGCTCTGGAGGGCCTCCCTCAGTTTCTCGTGCCTGTTGATCCTCTGGTACAGGCCCTGGTAAGACATGCCGAGCTTCTGTGCGGAGATGGCCACCCTCGCCCCTGTTTTCTTCAGGGACGCGATGATCTCCCGCTCGGTGACCTCTCTGGTCTTCTTAGCCATGCATCCGCCTTAATGGTACTTCAGGTTCTGCACCTTCAGGACGTACTCGTCCGGTATGTGGTTGCTGCTGTTCCAGATATACTCTACCGTCACGAAGCGGAACTCGAAGGGCCTCCCCGAGTTCACGATACAGGTCATGGAGTTCGACAGGGTGAAGCTGGTCGGGTTCGTCAGGGACGAGATCGCCGTCCTGGCCATCAGGGCCGTGTCGGAATGATAATCATCCACCCGGACGTATACCCCGGAGATCAGGTTCGCCGTGATGGCAACCGCGTCCCCATCCTTGGCCGTAAAGAGCAGGCTCGGGGTCTCGCCCTCGTTGATCTCCAGGTCGTGATCGATGCGCTCGTTCTTGGTTGTCATGTCAGTGCTCCTCGATGGAGATGGTCGGCCTTGCGTAGGTCGTAGTCATGGTGGGCCTGGATGCGGCAAACAGGATGGACGGCCGCCATGCCTTGACCGATATGGTGAACGGCCCGGTGGGAAGGATGACGGTCTCCGGCCCCCATAGCGGGAAGGAGTTCCAGCCGGGGAAGGCGAGTTCGGGGTGAGCCCTTACGGGAAGAGCGCCGCCGAGCATCAGTCACCGTCCAGGGTCACGGCGGAGCGGTTGCCGGCCGAATCCACGGTCATGCTGACCCGGTTCTTGGTGTTCGCTGTGTCACGGAAGACCAGGGTGTTCGTCCCGCCGCCGGAGGCC